TTAGGCAAAGTACCATAACCATGTCCCCACTTGTCTGAACAGACGATAGAGAGCATCTGACAGGTCTCTAAGGGCATCTTTACAATATGTTTGTCAGGAAGGACTATTGCCGAATCCACCGGATTGGAAGAAGTCGCGAAGATATTCATCAGTAAAGAATTGCATAAGGTAACTTACACCCCAATCTAATGTACCTGGGGGAAACACGTCAACGTTTTGTTCAAGAATCTTCTTGGCGTCAATAATTCTTCTCATACCACATACTTGTGCAGTGGCTTTAGAGATTTCCATGAACTCTTTGAAGTCCTCATCATTACCCTGTTTGACACCACTGACATAAAGTTCTCTGGCCCTACGAAGAAGTTCTTCTGTTGCGGGTTTGAATGTAATGGTTTCTTCTTTAAGAGGAATAGCCATGTTCTTCATACATGACATACTAAACTTCATTGTTGCTCTTGTATCTTCAATAGGTAATGCGTCAGGAGACTTATCACGAAAAGAATGTTGAATAATCCCATTTGTACACTCCATGACACGGAGAAGTGCGACTTTATTGAGTTCAGAATCTGTCAGAGTATTGAATTTATCTTTCCAGTTCGTCATGATTCAAAAGTTGAGTCGGGTTCAAGAGCAATATAGTAACAAAGATCGTAATTTTGGCTAGTGAACTTCGAAAGAAGTTTAGAAGATACAACTACATCATAAGTTCCTGGAAGAATTTTTAAATTCTCTTCTTTAAAGTTAAATACGAAGTTAGCATCAGTTTCTCCAACCTCAATATCAAGTTTGTGAGATGTATTATTCTTTTTATCACGAACAACCAGTTTCACAACACCATTTTCACCAACAACGGAGATATCTGGCAGTTGATAAACAGAAGAAGCTTTCTTAAGTTTTTCAAGTTGTTGACTTGTAATTACGAAACGCACATCTTCTGAGGGAAGAGAGATTTCTTTTTCTGGAGGAGAAACAATCACTGTAGGATCTGCGAAGAAGTAACTGGCTTTCATTTTACCTTCTTTAATCAGAACATACTCTTTATTAGAGAAGTCTAGGTCTGGTGAAGAATGAAGTGATAATCCGTTTAGAAACTGATTTAGATCATAGATGCCAAAGTCCCTAGGGATATCTTCAGGAATAGTTGCTTCTACAAGAATATTCTTCATGACAGAAATAGACCTCAACTTATTTCCCTCCTTGAAGAGAATAGATTGATTGATAGAAGAGAAGTTCTTCAGTAGATTGATAGTAGTTTCAGAGAGTTTCATGATCATTGATTGTAAGTTTCGCGTGTTGCGTTTTTGTCGTTGAAGTTGAGAAGGAGAACTGCGTAATGTAGGATCTTAATTATATCACGTCTTGCGGATCCTTTTTTATCATACCTAGAAGCATATTTAAGAATGTTACTTCTACAAAATGCTTCACCATCACCACAAGCTTCGATTAGATCCAATGTTTGGATTTTATCATCACCTTTAGAGTAATGTTGTCTATAGGTTGATCTAATATATTCTAAAAGTTCTTTTACGATCTCCTCTTCGTTATACTTCCATTTACTATTGTCCATAGAAATTATATCTGGGATTTCTGTGTATGGTACACTATATTCATCACTATACCCATAGTTAAGATTAAGTTCAAGTCCTTGTTCGTAGTCTGAGTTCATAATAAAGAATTACACATTTAACATTATAAAGGAAAAAAAGGTGGGTGTCAACAACCTATACTATCAATTGTGTCTTCTTTCATTTCAAAATCAACATCCACTTTATCATATAGTTCCAAGAAAGACTGTTTGGTTTCGTCATCAAATCGATTAATACAAACTTGAAGTGCCTTAGCCTTGTCACCAAAGATAGAGTATGCACGAATGATATGAACCAAACGACGAGTAGAGATGATCTCATCAATACCTCCACTATAAAATGTCTTACGGATGATATCAGCCCAGTCCACAAGATGATTACAGAAAACACGATCTTCTATCCCAAGATCCAAAGAGACACCTTCCAAAATCTTTTGTTCTGTAGAAGGAGTCGGGTAAGATTGTTCAAAGGTTACACAAAAACGTTCAAGAAATGCTTCGTTAAGAATATTAGTACCGATAAATCTACCGTCTTCAGATCCTCTACCTTTGGTGTTTGCTGTTGCAATAACGTTGAATCCCGGAGTTGGTTTTACATACTTACCAATCTTCTTGAGGAAGACACCCTTACCTTCAAGAATAGACTGGAGACAAAGAATCTTGTTCGATGCCAGGTCAACCTCATCTAGAAGAAGGATTGCTCCACGTTCCAGAGCCTCCACGACGGGTCCATTATGCCAGACAGTTTCACCACCAACAAGACGAAAGCCACCAATAAGATCATCCTCGTCAGTCTCGATAGTAATGTTGACACGGATCAACTCTCTTTTGAGTTGAGAACAAACCTGTTCGACAAGAAACGTTTTACCGTTTCCAGAAAGTCCAGTGATGAATGTAGGATAGAACAGACCGGCTTTGATAATGGCCTTAACATCACTATAATTGCCAAACTTGACGAAGGTATCATCTTTATCGGGGATTAGATTTTGTTCGATGTGATTTTCTACAGATAGACTATTATAAACCTTTTCCAATTTCTCTTGTGCTGTCAGATTCCACTTGCCTCTACCAATTTTATACTTATCAATCTTACCTGTAATAGTCTGATAATTAGAACCGTTCATCATACACCAAGCACGAATATCGGCAGTAGTTACATTTTCTCCGTAAAGTGATTGAAGTGAAGAAACAATGTATTCAGTGGATAGAGCCATGATTGAGTGGTGTGTGTTCAACAAATCTATAATAAGACAAAACCACCAGTTTTATCGGGTGGTTGGGACAGTTATCAGATTGGTCAGCTAATGATATCTACAAATTGAGTCAATACTTTTTTATTTAGAGACTTAGAGTTGAGATTTTTAACAAATGCATTTTTGATTTTAGACTTTGTTGCTCCCTCCTCAACATTAAATTCGGTTTCATTATTAAGAGAAGAAGTTATAATACCAAAATAAGAAGTGTATCCAGAATTTTTAATATCTACAGATTTTTGTTTTTTAAGTTTTTTAAAGTTCTCCTCATTTATAAGAGGATTATATCGTTTGATGAAAGATCTAAATTCAAAATTACTTGTTATTCTAAATCCAATAAAATTAACATCAGGAAAAGATTGTTTGACATTTTCCAAAAGAATATCAGTAAACTTATAATACTCATGATTTAATTTATAAGTATAACCAGTCTTACGATTGCGGATATAGTCCTTTGCGTAACAACGAGAAAGACCAATACGATTATCGTTCTGATAATCATAACGTTTGTAGTAAGGAAGAGGGCTCGCTTCCCCATCAGTCAAAATAATCGTGTTGACTTTTTGAACTTTATTCTTCTTTTGAAATTGAGGAATGATTTCATGAAGACAAATGATTGCTTCATTCAAAGGAGTTGACGACAAACCATATCCATTAGGAATTTTAAAGTTAAACCAATAATCTTTTTGACTATTGATAAGACGCCAGAAAGAAATCATTTGTTTTTCAAGTTCTTTCTTACTTACATCACTAGTTAGAAACTGAAGAAGACTAAATTCTGGTTCAACTACTAAATTATTTTCTTTAACTTCTTGCACAATTCCATCATACTTACTCACTACTTTGTCAAATTTAATATAACTACTAGTAAAAGCATAAACATCAAAAGGGATATTCACCTTACTACAAAACCAAACTAGATTGTAAAGTTGTTTAGTAGTTTCTATTAAATAATCTGACATAGACCCAGACCAATCAAGAATAAAGATTAGTCCATGATTTTTACCATCAGGAATAACATTGACTTTTTTGAATAAATCTTCATTATACTTATAGGTATGAAGTTTGGTGCAATCAAGAGTTCCCGTTTTAGAAGTAAATGATCGAGAGTATGAATCTGCTGATTTTTTACATTCAAACTCTTTAACAAGATAGTTTACTTCTTTTGTAGCAGATTTCTTAAATTGATAATACTCACCATCAACTCTTGATGGATCAATAGGTGTAGTTTTTTCATAAGCAGAAGTATATGGATTGAAGAAAGTTTCAACCGTAGTTTGTTGTTTCCACGATGATTCAAGCTCTTCATGAATTCTAGCATTTCTAACAACTAATTCATGAATATTGACCTCAGGGACTTCAATATAATTTGGATGATGACTAGAATTACTAAGGTCACCATTAAATTCTTGAGCTCCTGAATTAAAGATTTCATCAGTTTGAACTTCAATATCATCACCAGTTTTATCAGGAGTGGATGAATTTAAGTTTTGATCTGAGTCTCCATTTGATTGTGATTGTTCCACACTCTCTTCAGTTTCAGTAGTTTCCTCAGTTTCATCATCAGAGGAATCAGAGTCTCCTTCAACATTGCCGGGTGTAGGATTTGGTAGGGTGATATTTTGTGTCTCTTCATTTTCAAGTTTACAATATTTGTATAAAATTTCTGCAACTTTAACAACATCATCAAAAGTTTTTGTTTCAGAAATCATGTTAATGAGTTCCATTTCTTCACCACTATCAATGGGAATATTCACAAAATTACCAATCTTAAACCAGAGATTTGCACGGTCAGCGAGATTGTATGTAGAAATATCTTCTTCCTCAAGACAAAAGAAATCTTTTTCAGAAAGTTCTTGATAACCTTTATAAAAACTTTTAGACAAACCAGGATATCGACGTTTCATCAATTTTTCAATACGTGCATCCTCTACCACGTTTACAAATTGTTTAGGAATACGATCCTCCCAACTCCAATCATTAGGAGTAAATAAGGCGTGTCCAACTTCATGACCCACGAGCATATCGTAAACAACATTACTAGCTCGTTTCCACATCGGAAGTGTCAGAATTCTATTCTCCACATCAAATTGAGCCGTTTCAATATTACGATTCTCTACAACCAAATCCTCAGTCGCAAGCAACTTAGCCAACTGAGACTTGATTTCGTAGTTGATTGTCATGGGTGGTTTCGTTGTTACCCCTATAATACTAAACCCCCGACTTTCGTCGAGGGCCCTCAGTGACAGTTTCTCATGTGTCTAGGTGCTTAACATACTCCTACAAATTCTTTTACATACAGATTGGCTATCATCACATTCAATTAAACAGTTATAGTAATCGTTGATTACATCAGATTCATCAATAGTTTTGTCTAAAGTCTGAGTTAATTTTTCAACACTCTGTTTCCAACCAGCCAATTGATTATATGAAATTAAATTGTGCATAATATCCTCCCATTACGATTTGAAAAAAAGTAAACCATGGTGAGAACTAAAGTCTCACCTCTTTATCTCCAATTCTAAACTATATAGTCAAATTATTAAAAATATATAAAGTTTGTTGTCTTTTTTACAATTTTTAATTTTAACTTAACAAAAATAAATTATTAAGAGTTTTCATATCCATCTACTACTTTTGAAAATCCCTTTATCTTTTCAAATTTAATAACATCATTAAACTTATCTTCAAGACCAGTCTTATGAGAGATAACAAAAATATTAGCGTCTTTGATTACATATCTAATAATTTTAAGGAATTCTTCAGTTCCAAATCCATCCAAAGATGAATCAAAAACTTCATCCATAATTAACAGATTTGTATTTACAGAATTTTTAAATCTAGCAATCTCTCTCCAAGTAAACAAAAGTGCTAAATCAATTCTCATTTTCTCTCCTTCAGAGAATGATGAGTATGAAAAATCTTCGTGAATAGGAGATTCAATTGATTCATTAAACTCTTCATCAAGTTTAAAGTTAATATAGAAATCCATCAACTGAAGATACTTGTTGACAGATTGATTGATCAATGGAAGATACTTTTTGATGATGAGAGACTTGACTCCACCATCTTTGAGGAGATTATACGAGAAATCATAGTAAGAAGTTTTCTCTTTGATTTCCGAAAGTTTCTGGTAGGTATCTTCCAGACTAATACGAAATGACTCTAACTTCTCATGTTCAGAATTTCGGTTTTCAAGTCTACTGGTAACAGTTTGAATTTCTGATTCCAGTCTCTTGATTTGTTTCTGACAACCAGAGATGCTATTATTGTTTTGATTAATGCCATTAAGTAACTTTCGAATGTCTCCTGAGATAGTATTGAATTTTGACTCTCTCGCCTCTTCCTCTTTGATTGCCTCTTGGAGTTCTTGATACCCCTTCTGCAATTCCTGTGCTTTATTTTGAGAGTCTTCAATTCTATTTACACGAAACGACTCCTCTATATCCTGATTACAGGTGGGACAAACCGTATTCTCGGTAAAGAATTTATGTTCCTTAACAATATTATTAATCTTCTGGGAAATCTTACCTTTACAACTACCATACTCCTTCAGTCTAGAAGAGGCATTCTCAAATACTTCCAATGATGAATTCTTTTCTTGAACTTCATTCTGAAGTCCTTCATTATTCATCATATACTCATCCATCTCCTTCTGAAGATCGGTGATTACTTCAAACTTATCTCCAATATCCTTCTTACCAGTACTTTCAATCTCTTCAATAAAGTTCTTTTGCATATCAACTTTATCTTTGAGAGATTGTTTTTTCAATTCTAAAGTTTTGACTTCATCTCTGCATGTTCTAATTTTATCTTTGATTAATGAATTCATAGAAGAGAAGATTTTAATATCTAAAAGATCTTCGACAACTTCTCTTCTTGATGAACTAGGCAGTTGCATAAAAGGAACAAATGTAGATGATCCAAGGATTACAATCTGTGTAAAGCTCTTGTAGTTCATCTTCAGAACATTTTGCTCTAACCACTTCTGTTGATCAATGACAGAATGTGACTGATCTAATTCTTTCCCATCTTTATAAAGTTTAAAAATATTCGGTTTAATTCCTCTCTCAATTTTCCAATCAACACCATTTACATTAAATTCAATTTCTACTAAACAACCCTTCTCATTAGTAGTATTGATAAGTTGATCCTTTTTAATTTTCCTAAAACTTTTACCATATAGAGAAAAAGTAAGAGCATCTAAAATTGTACTCTTTCCAGCTCCATTAGTTCCAATAATAAGAGTTGTTGTATTTCCACTTAAAGATACTTCAGTAAATTGGTTACCAGTAGAAAGAAAATTTCGCCATCTAATATTTTCAAAGAGAATCATAAGGAGTATCAGCTGTATTAGGAGGAATTACAATGTCATTTAATGTTATTATAGTATACTTGTGTCCATGAATTTCACAAGTTTTTATCATCAATTCATCTTCAATTTCAAGAATTTTCATCTTTGGATAACCCATGTCTTCCAGTTGCATCGCATATCTAGTAGCATCATCTGTTTCTTCGAAAATATACAAAACTTCTTCATTGTCATCATCAATAACAGAATAAGCTCCTTCTTTTTCTTTTCCAGCAACCGCAATAATATACATTATCCTATTTCACAAGCTTCTTGATAGATTTCTCTAATGAGACACTGAATATTATTCTTATCTAATTCAGTTTCAATCTCTTGTATGTATCTATCAAGAATGGAAAGGGTATCTTCTGATTCTACATCTTCATTTTCGATTGAATATCCACTTGTAAAATCATAATTTTCAACAATTTTAAGTTCAGATACTCCAGAAGAGTAAAGTTTATCAATGAACTTTTCAAATTTTTTAATATCTGACTTTTTACGAACAATAACTTTTACAATTTTATCTTTATATTCAGAAGTATTGAAGGTTTGATAATCATGATCTTCATAGTAGATGTTATAGAACAACCTATAGGGGTTATTGATGGGTTCATGTTCTAGTGTTTCTGTATCAAATACAGTAAAACCTCTTGAATCATTCACATCTGTCCAGTAGATCTCATAAGGATTTCCTAGGTAGAAGACTCTTCCGTCATCTGATCTAGTGTGATAGTGTCCCGAGAATACTTTTTCGAACTTCTCAAATAGTTTGCCTTCCAGACCATGGTCCATGGTGATCTGACGATTAACTCTAAATCCTCGTAACTCAAGGTGCCCCATCGCACATACGCAAGTTGTATTTTGAATAAGTTGATTAGTACTCTTTTCATTTTCCTCATTAATCCATGGAATCAATACAACATCAAGACCAGCAATGTTAGCTTCAGTTGCTTGATTATATGTTATCACATTATCGTATTCTTCTAGTAGAAGATCGACAGCGTTTACACTATTTGTGTTCTTGTAGTATGCATCATGATTGCCCACAATCAGATGAACTTCAATACCTCTTACTGAGAGTTCATCAAAGAATACTCTCTTTGACCACTGAAGTGCAGAGAAATCAATACCCTTTCTACTATCAAAACAATCTCCCATGTGAACTACATGTTTGATATTGTGTTCATCCAGATATGGAAAGAATACTTCTTTATAGAACTTCTCGAAGTAATTGTGAAATAACTTCGAGTTTTTTCTAGCCCCGAAATGAGTATCAGTTATGATGCCAATTTCCATCAGTACCTCAACTTGTTATGCACTGCATCTTTGATGCTATTATAATCTGAATAGTTATCACTGTCAAGATCATTAGAATCAAAGACCTCATCAAAGTTGGTCTTCTCAAGAATCTTGTTCTTAATTTCTAATTGCTTTTTCTCCTGAGAGATTCTTCTCAAGAATGCATAGTAGATAATTTGAGTAAAGTATGCAAAAGGGTTCTTGGATTTCTCAGGACTGAAGTTGTGAATATATCTCACACAGTTCTCAATACCATCACAGATCATATCATCCTTGAACATGTAGTTCACGAAGTTAGGCTTATATGATAGATGGTTTGCAATCTTGAGAAAACATTCACCAATATACCTAGGAATAGGAGGTTTTGGCTTGTCATTCAACTTAGCTCTTTCAATTTCTGCAAAATAGTTCTCTAGAGCATTAAGAAATTCTTTATTATTTACATAGTGTTCGGATTTCTTAGGTCTGGCCATTGTAGTATATGAAGATGTATTATTTACCATAATCTAATATTATAAAGTTAATTACATTATAACAGATGTCTTGATGATT